AATTTTTGTTTTGTTTTAATTTTAATACGATAGTAAAAAATATAAAAACTATCTAATAGATCATTAGATCAAAGCTAAAGCCGCAGGGGCCGCAACTTTGGTGACGCTCCAAACAAGCGAAGCAAGTGCTTGTATTTTCGGATCTTTAGCTAAAGTGCTAGCTAAAGTCACTAGTTTTCTTATATGTTTCGGATTTTCTCCGATTCCGCTACGAATGTAGGCCAAGACGATGGCTGCATACAAAGTTCTGTACGCTGCTTGTCCAATCGGCGGATATTCCAAGTGTCCTACGCTGCTCATACCTTGAAATTCCCAAGTACAACAAATATCTATAAAGAAATTTGTGGGAATGGTAACTTCAGCACCTTCATTCATGAAGATAGATGTAGGATTTTTGAACACGACTATGTAGAAAGGAAAGAACCGATCACGAATGAAAGGTGAATCTACATTTTTAAAGACGGTCGTATCAGTTGGAATGTAACCCCATTGTTCATTCGAATCTCTCATATACATGAAATCATCTCCTTTGGTCGGATCAGGGGTTGTCTGTTTAGGTCCAGTCAGTTGTGAAACTTTATTAAATAAAACTTCAGGATCTGTCACAACTGTAAAGTTTTGATATTCGGCTTTGGAAATTCGCCGAGCTATCTGTTGTGATGCATTAGTACCAGCTGCAGTGTTCGTAGATCGAATAGTAATTTGAACTGCATTAGGTCTAAACAACGGGTATGACGTGAGATATTTCTCAAAATCTTGTTTTTTAAGACCAATTTCAATGGAATTGACTGCATTTCCGATGCTATATCCGTACGGAATATGTTGCCAGGAGTAATCTGCAGCTCGTTCTAAGATACTTCCATCTACTCTGAGTCTGTAATCTCCAACAGCGCCTGGTGTCGGTGCTGTAAATGTGAACCAAAAGCCTAAGCCTTTTGCAGTGGCTAGAGCTGTGGTAAAGGCCGTGAAATTGACTCCAGTATAGACTTTGGTTGTCCAACCGGGTTGTGCTGTAAAAAAGCCAGGAGCGTTATCAAAAATTCCTGACGACGTGGTGTTATCATCATTCATAGTATACCATCCCATAGCTACAGTAACTGCAGAGGATGAACCATTGTAAAATTGTTGTGTTATTGATACATTAGCTCCTACGTTGTATTTTCCAGGATAGTAGGCACCTGGTGTGTTTGTGATTCCTTCGTAATTGCTTCCTACATTAATGGGTGTAGGTTGAATTGTGTAGTTTTCATTTCCAAGCCATGGAACATCGATCATATATCGTGTTGTCCCCAAACCTCCAAGTTCAGCCCACGCTTTATTGTGAGTATCAGTGTCAGCTTGGAAGTCAGTCATTTGCAAGATTGGTCCGCTCGCGTCAAGAATATTTACCATATTCTTGTGACTTGGGTAAAAAGCGAATGCTACGTATTTTGAATCTTTAGAAGAAGTGTAGTTCAGTGAATATTCACTATCTTCACCACCCCAGATTGCCGTCTGAGAACCGGGTGTATCTGTTGGTAGACGAGTGACCATCTTAGGTGAGAGCATAGACATAATCACTTCTTTGGTGAATTGTTGAGGGTTTTGCTTTCCTCCATAAGGAGATCTTGTAACTCGAGGAGTTGGATTTCTGGGAATCGCTCTTGGTTTCGTATTACGAGGTCTAATAGCCAAAGCAGTATTCCTAGGATTAGAAATTCTATTAAGTTTAGCATGTAACGCCTCAATTTGTCTCAATTCTTCTTTTTCTCTCCGGTCTCTAATCTTTTGATTGTTTCTTTTCTGCTCTTGATTAGTGACTTTTGATCTTGCTTTTCTGGTTTCTCCGATTGTCTTTCTTTCACGTTTAGGCATATTGGATTCAGAAATTTCTTTAAAGCCTCCATCCTTCCATGTTCCTTTCCAATACGCGTCCGCGCGAAGATCTGTGAGAGGTTCGTACGGTAAAGTACTCATCCTACTCATTCGTTTAAGTAGATCTTTTAAGATTTCGTCAATAGTGATTAAAAATTCATAATGAGGTGTATCAGGTGGTGAGTATCTAAATAATTGTTTATAACTAGTTAATTTGGCTAGATAGTCTGTAACCCTTCCGTTATAATGGGTAAGTCCAGCATATGCTTTAGGAAGGTTAGCATAGTATGGGAGAATATGAAAACATGAGTTAACATGTATTTTCATTGACAAATATTCGGCTCCATGTAGATGTGGAGTCGTTTCATTAGTCAATTCATGACCCATGATTTTTGCAATTCTCTCGAATATGTTCTCTAAGTCCCCTCCGCAAGTGAACTGTATGATAATATCATCACCCAAATCTCGTACTGGTACAGAACACGAGTGCTCGTTTTTCAGCCCGCAGATAGCTTTGGCAACGGCAAACATCCATAACACATGAATTGTATTCATGAGAATGGTAAGTGGTTCTCCAGAACAGTGTCCATCAGCAAAAGAAATAACATTGCCGTAAATATCTACAAATTTCTTGTAGTAAAACACATTGTCAAACCACCAATCGTGGTCTATCCAATTCTTAACTGGTATAGCTTTCTTGAACCATCTACTGATAAAATCAATAGCGGCTACAGAAAACATTCTATCTTGTCCTTTTACATCTTTAGATTTAGTTTCAAAGTTTTTATGAAAATCGAAGAAAAGACTAGTCCATGATTCGATAGAGTCGTCAAGTCCAAACGCCGAACGTTGTTGTCGATCGTATTTGAAATAGTTATACAAACCTCCATACAACATCATACCTGTTAACCAGGCATGAACTTGGGGGACTGATATAGACCGCGTATCTTTCGTATCTAATCGCATTTCATCTTTAGGAAAAAGTTTAATTAATATATCAAATGCATAGCTTGATTTTCCGTTGTAGACACACTCTAAATAGTGCATCACATCTTCTTTATGATGTTCGATTAGTTTTCTTCTAGTTGGTAAGTCGATTCCGCAAGAGGTGTCTCCTCTTCTTTCACCATTAAGATCAAACTCCAATAATTTGAATGTTTGTTCAGGAGTGAGAATTTTGATATGTGATAGTAAGTTTGGTAATAAAGAGTCAAGCTCTTCATGTATTCGTTGGTCGAGGTCAAAATTAGGTACTTCTAGTTCCTCAGATTTTCTGACTTCGTACAAAAATTCTTCATAGGATAAAAGAGACGATTGAACACCGTATTTGTTCAAGCCTTTAACTTGATCATCTACTGACATAGGAGCAGGGCGAAAATATCCTTCCTCCGTAGTCTTGTACTTTTCAAGAGCTTGAAGTCTCCAGTGTTTAAAGTCTCTATACTTACTCTTAGTTATAGTTCTAACAGGGCGAGTATAAATGCCGTATCTGAAGAACGTTACAGATTTCCCGTTCTTCGTTTTCGATACATGATTATCCAGTGTACGCCGTATCGGATGCTGTACACTTTCTAGAAGTACCCCCTTTAAAAATTTACAGTAGTGGTGCGAGCACCAAACTGTTCAAGTTTGTTAGCGTAAGGGAGTACGATAATGCATTCCATAGCCTTAGTTCCGGCAGAAACAATTCCAGCAATGGCTTTTGGAGTGCCACGTTTATCACATTGATAAACAAGAGCACCGGACGTTCCTCCATTCACGTGAACAGGTAAGATTGCATTAGCAGTAGCAGTAGTATCGTCGTTATACCAAGTACCTCGGCACTGAACAGGTTCTTGTGCTAAGGATGGTGCAAAAGTAAAAGTAGCTTCATCAGCCACTGTATTTTCGGTAAAAGCAAGCCAAGGAAGTTTTTGAATAGGTAAATATTCAGCTTCTTTGCGAGTAAGAGTGTAAACAGAAACATCACCAACGAGATAATGAATTCGTGACATGTTAAAAGGCACTTCACGAGATTGAGCTAAAAGCTTATTAGCTACACCAGGTTTGTATTTCTTGGAATACCAGTGAATCGTCATTCTTTCACAGCCTCCATATTTATCATGATGAATGAAAGAATGTGTTGGAATAACCAGACAAAGCATTTCCTCGTCCCTATAAGGAAACACAGCACCGCGAACACAAAAATCTCCTTCTTTGTCTTTGAGTTTGAAATGCACTTCAACTTCGTTTCTGAAGGCAGCATCAAAGTCAATAGAAGATTTAAGATAAGAGTCATCATGTTCAGGTTTATCAGATTTATAACCGAGTTTAAATGCTGTATTATCATACTGATAAGTAGGCAATCTCCAGTTAGATTTCTTCATTTTTTCGCGATAATTATTAGCACGTTTCTGTCCTAATTTAGGATCGTGAATGAAATGTCGTTCTTCTTCAGTAAGTTCAGGTAGTTTAGATCCGCCAGTCGCTTCGATAAGAGGATCAAAAATTTGGTGCAAGTGATCACGTTGGTTGATATCCGTAGTATCCCGATATACAGTAAAAATGCGATCTTTAGCTTCATCAATCACATCATCTCGTAAATGATCATCGTGTTGCGGGGTCCGTTTTCCAAAATGACGAACAAAATTGTTCCAACTCTTCCAAAAGATGAAAGGTTTGGCTGCTTCTACGAAATCACGTTCAGGTTCTCGATCAAAATATTTCTTTATCATGTCTTGCGAGATCGCAGAACCGTGAGTGACTTCATTTTCAGTTACTTCTCCAAGAGCTTTTTCCAGACGAAGCTTTTCAGCTTCAGCTTTAGCCTTTTCAGCTTCAGACAATTTCTTCTGCTTATTAGCTTCTTTTTGTCTCTTGGTAGTTACAAACGCTGAAATATTAGTTCCTTTACGATCTAATAATTTCTGTAGTTCTTTCTTTTCAGCAACTGCGTCTTGTCTGACCATCTTAAGATGTTCCAGTTCATCAGGGTTTCCAATGTCATGTTTAGCACTATGAATTGCTGAATCAATACGATTAATTCGACTAATTATCTCATCAATCTTTTCGCTCATCTTCGCAACATCTAAATTCATAGCATGACTATATGTTTCTAAGTCCACACCACCAGCAGATGCATTAGCTGCTTGCCGACGCATGTCTTGAGCTTGTTGATGAAAATCTTCAGTAGTAGACATCAATTGGCGATAACGTTCCCTATAACTTTCAGCTAGAGAACCTGGTTTCACAGATCCACGTCCCCTTCTGGCTCGATCTCCTTTCTTTCGAAAGTACGAAATTTTGAATTCAGGAAGCCCGGAATCTAACCAGAAAAAGTAATAGAAAAAGAAAGAAACAGCAGCAGCTGCAATAACAATTGCACCGGCTCTGAACCAAGGATTAGTGACAATAGGTGAGATCATCTCAGCCCAACGCTCTTTCTCAGCGGTCAACCAACCCATACACTTGAACCAGGAAGTAGTAGCTAAAGGCTTTTCTTCATCTTGGACGCGTTCAGGAGCATAGTAAATTTTAACTTCAGATTCAGTTATTTCAATGCTAGTGGCATACCCACAAATCTTGAAAGAACGTCTCATTTCATTTTCATCTACAGTATTAAGTGGATAAGTCACATAATACTTTCTAATAGGGGTCACCTTATAGAAACCAACTTTAGAAGTAGGTGTAAACTTAGAAATATATTGAATTCCTTCTTGTGAAATCAAAACATTTTGTCCTCCAACTTCGCCAACAAAACCAATAAGATTAGCAGCTAAAAGATTACTCTTAGCGTGCATGTCGTCAAACAAGTAAGCACGCAAAAATTGCACTTGCATCGTTTTATTAAGTCTTGAAGGCACCAGATGTGGTCTAGCATCTAAAAGAGCAATGCAAATAGAATCAACATAATTATCAATCTTCGTTTCAGTTGCTAGAACGTAGTCTTTAAACATGTGATTGAGCAAAAAATCAATTGGATTCGCGTAAAACTGAGCTTTGATTGCAGGTAATGTTTTATCTGAAATGATAATCTTACTGTTCCAAATATCAGGACTAGATAACAATTTGCCAGCAAAGTCGCGCTTGACCAGTAACGTAGCAGTAGCATGCAGAGCTGCGAAATTGCGAGCTCCAAACATTTGAGCTACTTTCTGTCCATAGTCATCATAAGCTTTTTGGAATTCAGGTCCGTAAGCCATATTAGCTATGTTACGAGGTAATTTGACATGCACTTCAGGCTTCAAACCGAAAAACGTATCAGCATAAGTGTTAATAACACTTTTATTTAAAGGAATCCAAAGAATCTTTCCATTCCATCGTTTAAAACCTAAATGATTAGCAGGTTTCAAAAGATCAACGTTCTTTTCAATAAAAGTTTCAGCTGCCACTGAAAGTTCAGCTTGGTATTCTTTTAAAAGGCGTTTTCTAGAAGAATAAACGTTAGCTTTAACGTTCACAGAGTTCGTGTTAAATTTAACCTTCTTAGGTCCTGCTTTCTTGGCAGCCATGAAGGCCTTTCTATCAAATAAAAACATCCTCAGTATTTGAGCATCTTCTACAGACATGTCCAAAGGTGCATTAGACAAAAATTTTCGAGTATCTTCGTTCCAAGTTTCGACAACACTGAACCAAACCGAATCATTATATTTAAAATCAGGATCAGCCTCATCCAGGGCCAAAACTAAATAAACAAACGCTGTCATAACTGAATATGTGTTCGGATACTCCCGAGATAATTTGTCCATCATCTCTTTGGTGACTCCTTCAGGTTTTTCATCCAAAACTCTGTCCTTGCTAATCTGAGTAATTTTATACCAATTAACATTCAGCACAGCTTCAATATTTTGCTTGTGAACAACTCGTTTAGCATCAGCTCCTCCTAATTCAGCTCGTTCATAAAGTTGAAAGAACGCATAAGAAGAAGGAACTTCCCATTCGGGCAATTCAGCATAATTATCTTGTAAAGTATACCATCTAGGAGGCAAGTTAGGATCTTCAGGGTCCGCATCCGCAGGAACAACGATCTGAGGTGGATCAGGAGGTGCGCCTGCATCAGCAGGCTTAGCCTCTCCCTCTTCTTTCTTAAAATCGCCATCTCCATGTTCAAGAACTTTTTCAAAATCCAAATCTCCTTCAAGATCATCTTCATCTCCACCGATACACCAAGTAGCTTCATGTACTAACTTGGTATCAGCAGATTTTATTGTATCTTCATCAAAAATCCAATGAGTTTCAAAGAAAGTGATCAGTTCACCAGGCGTAACAACTGTTGCTCTGGAAATAACGACATCTTTCATATTTTCATTAAGCCAATCGCTGAGATTTAAGACAAAATTCCATTTCTCTTCCGAAACAGTAGACGGTCTGACCATTACTCTTGCGACATAGATTGCATGGAAAATATGTGGATATTTGTTCCGTAAGAAGAACATTCTCGTAAATAAATACGTGGAGCAGCCCCAGATATTCAAAGTCCAAACAGGTTTAACAACATCACAATAATCAGGAGGGTCGACAAAAGCCGCATCTTGTTTACGGATATCCGGCGACACCATGGCTTCTAAATTAAATTTCAAGGCTGTGTCAGTAACTAATGTGCGAAAGCTCATATCTTCATATATTTTTCCAATTATCATGTCAGGAGTGGTTCCTTTAGATAATTTATTGTCAGGTAAAGATTCGAGATAATTAATAAAGACCACTTCATTCTCTATATAATGCTCGAAAGCTTGTTGATCCTCCATCAACCTACGACGAAGTGAAAGCAAAATCTCTTTATACTTCAATCTGCGTTGATTAGTCGTGTAGTTGGGTTCAGAATCATTTTGTATAGCAGATGCCAAATCATTAACGTCTGTAAGCTTTTTCATAGTCTTAGGATCAACGCCAGCTCGCATACACTTATTCGCATGTTGTCTGCCTAATAAATGATCTTGCTTATTCGCGGGTCCGGTATATCGAACTTTACACACTTCACAACTATTAGTTAAATCAAATACAGTATCATCATAAATATCATTAAGTTTCAAGTTCTTTCTATGTACTTTACCATTAAGATGAGCTTTATAATTATCATCTCCAGAAACAGTTAAGTTACATAACTTACATTCGAACAAACCCATGACAACACCGGCTCGTTCTCTCGTCTTGAGACGATGCGAAGCACCAGATTCATGAGTAGTCCATAAAGAAACAGGGACAGGTATATCACATTCAACACAATGTCTCACTTCGGAAGGCTCTGCAGCCAGAGAAGCAACTTTGTTCTTGTGTGCACGTCCATTAATGTGAGCGTTGCATGAAGCAGCATTATTAGATAATACATCACACGTATTACAATAGGTGAATCCATGACGTTTGACGCAATGATCAACAAGTTCAGCTCGTTCCAAGCATCTGAAAGTGCAAGGTGGTTGTGAACAAGTGTGAATGTCGAGGTTAGCATGTTTCATCATGTGTTCATTAAAATATGCTAAATCGTTAGTGGAAAAATCACATTTAGAACACTTGAATCCTCCAGTATACCACACTTTGTTAGGATCCACCTTACCATTGTAAGGGTCATTTCCTTTAAAGATATTAGTATTACCGTCATTGGCTCCAGCGAAAAATGGATTATACTGAGGTTCCATAACGTTAAGCAAAATTTGCATCGCCTTAACAAACAAATTCAAGATGAATTTGGTCTTTTGAACGAACAAAAAATTTTTATGACAAAATTTTAGATAAGCTTCAGTAGGCACACCCACTTTAAATTCTAACTTGCCGACGTCTGAGGGTAGCTCTGCAGGCAAAGGAATGTTTTCTCCATCCTCCGCAGCGTCTACAGCCAGCCAGTATAAAACAGAGATCTTGATCATCTTCTTGATCGCACGCACTAAGGAACTGCAAAACTGTACGAGAAAATACATAGTAAAAATTCCTACTGCTGTAATAGCTATCGTTCGAATTGTATTCTTCTTTGAAACAACCCACCACAATACGAGCACTAATAATATTAAAGCCACGTAAGGGTCTATCATTGCGATAAAAACAGCTAAAAATCCAGACAAGAAGATGGTTAACCATAAAAAAACGAACATAAAAGCCGCTATTACGATCCATCCAAAAACGAAACTCCTCATATGACCCATATGATAAACAAAATAAGCCATAGCTGGAAAAATCAAGTACCAATATTCGACAATCGAATCCGTTACACATTCAAGTTTAGAACGGTTATGAGGCGAACTAACAAGTAAATTAGATAATAAATTCAAAGAACGATAAGGCAACCAAAGAATGTCTTTAATCACATTGCCGGTATAAAGGGAAGGGACAACGGTTTCGACATCTATCATACAGTCTTTAGTACAATAAGTCATGAAACCTTGTAAAGCCGAAGGATCTGTCATCAACAAATTCCGAACATTTGAATATCTTCGTAACATCTTTTTAACTTGTTCAGTGTTGAGACAGAATTGATGGGTTTCGAATACTTTATTAAAAGTATTATCCCGATCATATTCTTCATCATCATCAGCTTCTGCTTGTCCAGAAATCTTAACCACACCAAAAATGGTTGCTTTGTAAGTCCAATCTTTCGGAGGAACGGCTGTAATATTATTACGAGCTAAAGCAGTGGTAAGTTTCGAATATTGAGGGGCACCGTTCCATAAAATTCGGAAAGCGTGCATGACAAACATCCAATTCCAGGCACTAACCCAGATAAATAAAATTACGTAAGCTAAGCCTCCAGAAGACCAAAAGGTAATCCAGTAAAGTATTGTGGCTGTAGCTGTAATAGGATGTAGGGTAGTAGCCAGTGCTTTGAATTGTCGATAATCCATGGTTTTGTACAAGTGACCTCCTATAATGGCGGCCGATGCAAGTAAACCAAGAGAAAATTCAAAGATCCACATGGCGGGAAATGCCAATGTAGCTAAAATAGTAGCGACGAATGCAACCATAGAGGAATACACCGTAAACGTATAATAGCAATACAACATGGCATGTAAAGCTGCTCTAGACATCCACCGTGTTGAATGGCGGTATGCATAGATTGCGTTAGTTTTAATGGAAGTAAAGAGATTTAACAAGAGTGCGCTAAGTCGTGTCATCATTGCTAG